ATCTTGAATTAAATAAATTTTATTTGGTTAGCAAATTTGCTAAATTATCATTAGAAAAAAGATTTAATAATCAAGTAATGAGTCCATCTCCTGATTTAGAAAATAAAACTGTAACTACCACTAATGTAACTACTACTACTGAAAGAGCTGTTTTTAATGATAATTTATATACTTTATTGTTTAACTATATTGAATTTTACATTAATGACCAAAGAATAGAACAATTAAATCCGGATATAATGAATATTCAGTATCAATTTTTGAAAGATCCTCAGCGTAAAAAACAATTTGATAAGATTGTAAAACCTTATGGAAATAGAATTGTTATACCATTAGAATTTTGGTTTGATGGTCAATCACCTTTATATGTACCAATGTTATGTTTACAACATTCTGATGTATTTTTAAAATTTGAAATAAATCATCTTGTAAATTTAATATCAAATGGTCCAAATAAGTCAACTGATACAATTAAATATAAAATTATTAATACACCAGAAATTAATATTAATTTAAATATTGATGGAATAATATTAGATATACCAGAAAGAGAATTATTTGGAAGTAATAATCACGAATATATAATTGAAATATTTAAAACATATCCAAATAGCTTAATTGATAGCATAAATACTTCATCAAGGATGAAATTTACTAATTTAGTTAAAGATTTATTTTTTACAACACAAGTTTTAAGCACTGGTCTAAATACATATACATCTACTACTGTAACTAATGATACTTATTCTGGAGATTATAATATAAGAAAAACAGCTTACGAGGTTTTTAAAAAAACTGGTGTTTATGGGGGTATAGTTAAAGTAGAATATGTTATAGATTTTAGTTATTTAAAACAAGCAGAATATGAAATAAATGTTAAATCTGAAAGATATTTATATTTTATGTCATCTTCTGTATTATCAAAACAAAATATAGAAATGTGTTTGTATTTAGATAGTAAATTTCAAAAAAATATAACCACTTTATCAGATAAGAGTATGAATTTAATAAAATATTTTTCGTTTAATTATAAAAATAAAAATAATACAACTTTAATTAGTCCAATACAAACTATGAATATTCAAACAGCTGGAATAGATTTATTTGTAGCTTTAGATAGTACTTATTTTAATTTAGCTGTTCCTTATCAAAGGTATTTAAATTCAGTTGATATGGGTTATTATGCATATTCTTTTGCAATACATCCAATTGAAAAACAACCTTCTGGGCATATAAATTTTTCAACATTAGATGACATAGTAATAAAAACAGTAAATAATTCTCAAGTAGTAAATGATCCATTTATCTTGAAAACAACTGTAAGAGAATATAATATATTTAGAATTATGAGTGGAATGGGTGCCTTGGCTTGGAATTAGTACTTTCTTTAGTTAACTTAAATAAAATAAATTAAAGATAATAACCGAGACCTCCTAACCCATTCAATATTCTAAATACATTTAATTGAATACCATAACTGGTTATATTAATAGGATTCTGATAATTTATCAATTTGTTAAAATTTATTGATAAATATGCATCATCAATTTTACTAAAATTCATTGTACCTGAAGGTTGATATTCTAAAGGATTAATACAAAAGGCAAACATATGAATTCCTTCTTGTGCAGATGTAAAATGATTTTGATAGATTTGAATATTTGTATAATATTCTGGTTTATTTAATTCAATTCTATTGATTGAATTTAATACAATTAATTCCTTTTCTATAATTCGAGTAGTAGTTGTGGAAATAGGTGTTAATGAATAATTAAATAAATCATTTGCATTATAATTAGATACTAATTGAGCTCTCCAAAAAATCATTTTAATTGGATTTACAAAGGGTATTTTAAATGAAATATTAGTAGAAGAAAATGTTTGTTGTTGAATATTTTGAACAACTGGTACTAAATATTCGTGTTCGTTATTAATAAAAAGAAACCTTTCATTATTATCCAAATAAATATAATTTACTATTAAATACGCTGTTTGTAAAGAAGGAGTATTGACTCTAAAGTAATCTTCATCTACTATAACCATTGAATTATTATTTAAATTTTGGTGAAAACCAGAGTCATCTCCAATAATTGAATAGTTTTTATCTCCACTTGTTGTTGGAACTAAAAAGTCTCCTTGTATTTTGTTGTAATACATATTATTATTAACTGAATCAAAATGAACAAAAGTTCCTATGGCAGTAGTGCCTCCTACGTTTTGTCTAATTATTTCACCTTCATTGAATAATGTAAATGGCTCATAGGTACTTATATAATTAGTAGGAGATTGAAGAAAACATTTATTAAAATCATTAAATTGAACATGAATTTTAATATCATTATGAATCATTGCAACAATAGGTAATGCAATTCCAATTTCTTGACAAAACCAAAAGTTTAGAGGAATATATAAACTATAAGATGTTTTTCCATTGGTATAATTTGTTAATAAATCAATATTACCAATCATTTTATTATATCCTTTTTTTTTACCCAAATTTACAACTAATTCTCCCCAAATATTAAGATAATCTCCATAATGTCTTTCAATTAATACACCCCCAATTTCTAAATCAACATAACCAATTAATGCTAATCCAACTTTTTTAACCCAAGCAAATTTTTTAACTCCAGTTGGCAATACTGAAGGATTATCTTTTATAATATCTGGAAGTTCTACATATAAATATAATTTTTCTAACAAGTCAGCATTTTTAGATAAATTAACTGTAACTCTTCTACCAAAATCTGGAGTTGATTTAAAATATTGTGCAATTGTATCAATTGAAAAATTTGTATATCTTTTATGTGATATTTTAAAGAATGTTATTTCAGGTTCTGATGATAAATAAATATTTTCTTTACCAACGGAAACTAATAATAATAGTCCTAAGCCCATATTAATATTTGTTTAGAAAATTACTTTAAAGTATTTTACTTAATGTAATTTGCTAATTTACAGTGTGTTGAGGAAATTGTAAGCGTGCATTAGTTATAGCTCTGGGATTATTGTCTGCAATGTTATCAGTGCTTTCTAATAAAGATCTAATGATTGAAGTAATGCTTTTTCCTTGATTGGAAAGATATTTACTTTCAGTTTTTAATTTGTCTTTTTCTACTTGAAGAACACCTGATACATTAGAACCGTGTACAGATGAAAGTTTATTTACATTTTCTTGAATTTGTCCTAATTTATTTTCTAAATCACCAAATTTGTTTAACATAGTTTCAATAATGCGATTGTCGGATATTTCAACTTGTTTTCCGTGGGCTTGAAGATTGTTAGTAATTTGATTGTACATTATTTTTAATTCATCGGAAAAATTAGAAGGTTCAACAGCACCACCAACCATACTGTAATAAGAGTTCAAAGAATCAAGGTATCTCATTTTATTAACATAACTTCTGCTTTTTCTTTGATTACCACCTCCAATCATAGTACGTTTAGTAGGTCTGATGTCAAAAGGTAAGTCGCTATATATTCTTTCTGCGCCAGTGGGTCTGGAAGGAAACCAAGCAGATGAAGTTTTCATTGTGGCGGGGTCTCCTGTAAATTTATCAGATTCAGGTCTAATTACATATTCAACTAAACTCACAAAGATTGCAGTTAAATCGTCATTATTCACAATTAATTGTGCTTCTCTGCTATTAGTTTTTAATAAAGATTCATGCCATTCTCCTATAATTTTATCAGATGTTTTACCAGGAGCAATGAAACGACTAACTTCATTTAAACTTAATATTTTATTAACTTCTTCTTTAGTCTCTTCGAATTTCATTCCTTGAGCATACTCTCCTCTTAATTTTTTGAATGCTTCAATACATTCTTTATCTCCCTTTGCACATTTTTCCAATAAGTCAATACATTCTTTTGCTTTGGCGGCCATAATACATTTTTTAGCTTCGGACATTTTATATAATATCATTTAGAAATTAATTTTAAATTCTAAATATTTTTAAATTTAAAATCTAAAATTATATAATGATAAATTTTAACGAAAATTTTTACGGACTCTCTCTAACGACCTGGTTAATTATGGGAATAATTCTTCTAGTAATTTTGTATATTGTATTTTTCCATAGAAAATCAACTAATAAAAAACCCGAAAAATTTAAAAACGCTAACGGAATTCCAGCAACCATTTACAACTTTAATACTCGTTGGTGTGGATGGTCTACTAAATTTCAACCTGAATGGGAAGAATTTACAAATCAAGTTAACTCAGACCCAAATTTGAAAAATATTACTGTAATGGATGTCAAATGTGATGACCCTAATAATGAGGGTAAATGTAAAGAATTTGAAGTAGAAGGTTTCCCTACAGTAATTATTGAAGTAGGAGATAAAGTAGGAACTTATAAAGGTGCTAGAACTGCTAAAGATTTAATTGAGACTGTAAGAAATTTGGAACCCCCTACTGATTAACTATTTAGTTAACTGAGTAATGAGAGAACTCAATTCCTTATAAAATTCCAATTCCTTTATTTTCTCTATAGGACACTTATCTATTCCTAAATATGCACCATACCAACTTGCACTAATAGCTGATATCGAATCATTATCACCAAAGAAGAAAACATTATTAAATATGAAAACTTCCCAATTAAATTTAGGATTTTCAGTATTCACTATCATATTTTTATCAGGTATTGCCGCTAATAATAAATTATCATATGCTAAAATTGTTGCTTCTAATCCAGAACCACCAAATTTATCATAACTTGACTTTTTTGATATATATGTTACCGATGTATAATTTATTAAATCTTCTATTTTGCGCCCTGGATTTAAAAAATTAGGAAGATTTCTAAAGTTCATCTTATTTAATCTATCTTCATTGTATTTCTCCCAATATGAGAAAAAATCATTAATTTCATCATCAATATTGTCTTTTACATATTTTTTAATCAAATTATGAAAAACTTTTTTTTTATAAAGCTTAATTAATTCTATAGACCATTTAAATGGTGAAATATTTTCAACAGCATAAGCAGTAAATAAAGCAGTTATAATACCTCCTAAAAATCCAATAGAATAATTATGAGTTACCAATGATGCTATTAAAGCTTCTTCACATACTTTATTTATATTCTTGTAATACTTTAATCCAATAGGAGCTGTTCGTATAGAACATCCGTTTCCTCCATTATTTGATGAATAGGGAAGACTTTTGATACTTTTGGTTTTTTTAATTTTTTCTAATGATATTAAAGTTGATTTTCCAGATATCCGAACTTCTTCTTTTAGCACTGGCAAATATTTTAAATAGTATTCAATATAATTTTTTTCACCACCCCCTTTTATAACTCCTTCTCCAGTTGCAATTATTAAAATAGTATCATCTGATGATTTTAATGATTCAAAATTTATATTTTCTAATCCTCCCATCATATAATAATGATTCAAAAAGAAATAATTAATCAAGAGTCCTTCAGTAATTGTATCAGTTTTATTACCATAATTAAATTCCCATTTTCCATTAAAAAATGCTAATGTTTCTAAGAAAGATGATAAATATATACATCCTTCTATTTTTTCTTTATAGTTTACCATTATAATATAATCTAGATTTAAAGTATATTTTTATATTATATTATAATGTCTACAAATTTTCAAAATTTGAAATACAACTTGTATGAAATTATTGGTGTTACTCGAGATGATTCTGAAAAGAAGATTAAAAAAAATTATTTAAAGTTAGCAAAAGAACTACATCCAGATAAAAATCCTGATTTTAATGAAGAAGTATGGAATCATATTTCAATTGCAAATAATGTTTTAACTAATCCTCAAACTAGAGAAAAATACAACGAATTCTTAGATCAAAAAAATAAGAAAGAGTCCTTTCAATTAAAAACAAGTTTTGAATACGAAGTCAAAGATATAGAAAAAATGTTTCCAGTTAAGGAAGAGTCAAAACAAAATTTTAAAAGTAAAATAGAAGAATTAAATAAGAAACACGGATTTAATGCAACTAATGATACAAATGTATTAAAACAATATAACACTATTAAACAATCCAGAGGACAAATTAGTATTCCTCAAGAAAGAATAAGCGGTACTTCTGATTTTAATAGTAAATTTGAAAATAGAAAAGACAATGGAACATTTAATGACCAATTAATTACAATTAATCAAGGTAATTCTTCATTAACAGCTTATCAAGTGAATGATGGATTAGCATCAATTAATGATTATTCTTCATTGTATTTGGAGGATTCAATTTCGACAGGAGGCTTTACTAGTTTAGATTTAGCATTTAAATTACATAAAGTAGATACTAATATTAAACCAAAAACATTAGAGGAAAAAATGAAAGAATATAAAAGTGTTAGTACCAATTTAAGTTCAAGAAAACCAGTTGATTATTCTTCTACAAAGTTTGAGGATTGGCATGACAGTAACAATTAACGGCTAAAATCTATTAAAACACTTGATAAATTCATCACAAGAATTATATCCGTCTTTCATAAGTAAAAGTCTTTCTTCTAAATTAATATTAAACTTTATAAATTCAGCATTTGTATTTATAATTTCAATAACATTTTTCTTATATTTTTCCATACTTTTTTGACTGATTGTATCTGCAGTAGTATTTAAAACAGATAATATAAAATCATTAATACATTCTATTGAATTTCCAGAATTTTTAATGTATAAACCGATTGTTGTTTTTTTTGAACAATGGTTCAATGGAAAATTATTTACAATACCACCATCAACATATAGTTGATTTTCATATTTGACAGGTTTAAAAATTAAAGGAATTGATGATGAAATTCTTAAAGCTAATATTACTGAAAATTTTGGAGTAGTCTTGTAACTAAATACTGCTTCTTCACTTTTAGTTAAATTAGTTCCTATTATTATTATTTTTTTATGAGTCTTTCTATAAAGTTCTTCAAATGTTATATCCTTTACTTGAAATTTATTTTCCAAAAATTTAATAAATAGTAATTGTAGTTTATTACCGTCTTGAATTCCATATGTTTCAAATAATGCTAAACTGTTAATTCCACTAATTAATTTTTCAAAATTAAAATTTAATAAAAATGCTTTAATTTCACTTATTTTCCAGCCAATATTTAATAAAAAAGATAACATTGAACCAGCAGAAGTTCCAACAAAAGTTTTAATATCTTCAAGTACAAATATTTTTTTTTCTAATAATTTTTCTAATGCTCCTATAAATGCAAGACCTTTTATTCCACCACCACTAAAACATAAAGTATTTATTTTAGTTTCTTCTTTTTTTATAACTTCTTTTATATTTTCAATAACTGGCTCATCAATAATTGGTTCTTTTTTAGAATCAATAACCGGTTCTTCTTTAAAATCAATAACTGGTTCTTCTTTAGAATCAATAATTGGCTCTTCTTTAGAATCAAGATCTGGTATTTTTATATTTTCTATAATCTCTTCTAATATTTCTTTTATAATATCCATATTAAATAATAATAATATATTTTTTTTATAATATTTTCTCAATAATTACAATGGTTAAAGCAGATAAATTAATAAAAGAACAGAAAAAACGAGAAGATAAAAAAAAAGAAACTTTTAATAAAATACTAGAAAAAGTAGAAAAAAAAATAATTTTAGCCAGTAGCGCAAATTATTATTTTACTTGGTATTCAATACCACAATTTATTATAGGATTACCCTTGTACTCTTTAACTGAATGTAAAGATTATATAATTAGAAAAGTAGGTAAAAATGGATTTAAAATAGAGTTCTTTGAACCAAATATACTTTTAATTAAATGGTTTCCAAAATAATTATTTAGATGTTACATTCATTAACATATTAAAAAATATCATAAAACATAATCCAATTAATATTAAAACAATAATATCCCTATTGTTTTTAATAATGTCTTCAAAATTTTCTACTATTTTAGGTTTAAAATGTTCCCTCATCTTATTTCTGCATTGAGAACAGGTTTTCATATGAGTAATGAAGGAATTACAGGGATTAACTTTATTTTTATTAACTTTATTAAAATTTGTAAATTTTTCTATATGTTTTTTTTTATTTCTAATAACTTTTTCTGAGTTATTATTAACTTTGTTAAACTGTTTTGAAATATAATTAGCTTGTCCCCAAGCCTCGTTAATACTACAATAATTCATATTTATACTATTTCTATATTCTAGATAAAATATTTAATAAAATTAAATTCTAAAATAAATATATGGATGACATACTAGATAATTCTTATGTTAAAGCTATTTTAGTAATCTTGATATTATTTTATGTTGCTTCAATTAGACCAGAACTACCTCCTTATATCAGAAGATTATTTCATAATCCTGTTTTTAGAATCGTAATTTTATTTTTAATAATAATGAAAGCTAATAAAGACCCTACTTTTTCTCTTGCATTAGCAATTGCGTTTGTAATAATTTCGTCTTATTTATCTAAACAAGATGCGATGGAAGCTTTCACCAGAGTAAGGTGATTATTATTATGTGCGTTAATTTAAAGAAAAGTTTATTTATATAATATTATAATATGCCTGAATCTGATACATCAACTGAAGTGAATTTCAAATTATATGATAAAAAAGGAAAAATAGATGAGTCTAAGAAAACGTCAGATACTGATTATTATTTTAATCTACTAGCAAATGACGACAAAACTATCCCTGAAAAAATAGAAAATGTAGAATCAAGTGAAATACCACAATCTGATTCTGAATCAAGTAAATCTACAACTTCAGTTAAAAAATATTCTGATAGCAGTAGCAGTAAGAGCAGTAGAAAAAGTGTGAGTAGTAAATATAGTAGTAGGTCTAGAGATAGATTTGATACAGTAAAATTCCCTACATCTATACCTGCAGTAGCTACCGCACCTTCTTTTAGTAGTAGTAACACATCTAGTTATAATAAACCAAAAGTAACTCAACAACTTTCACCTCAAGAAACAAGAATGAAAAAAATCGAATTATTAAGAAAATTATCAGAAATTAAACAAAAAGGTTTTTCTTTAACAAAAGATTATGATTTTAATTCGTCTTTGGAAGAGATGGAATATGAGTATGAATTATTGAAGAGTTTTGTTGATAAAAAAAATGGTATTAGAATTTATAAAAATATTTTATTAAATGGTGTATCAATTGTGGAATTTCTAAATGAAAAGTACGACCCTTTTGACTTTCATTTGGAAGGTTGGGGAGAACATATGTCTGTTGAAGCAGATTCTTACGATGAAGTATTAGAAGAACTTTATGAAAAGTACAAGGGGACAGGAAAAGGAATGCCTCCTGAAATTAAATTGGTATTACTATTAGTTGCATCCGGTAGTGCATATCATTTCTCAAAATCTCAATCAACCATTCCAGGATTAGAATCAGCTCTTAATAAAAATCCAGAATTAATTAGTAGATTAATCAATCCTCAAAAACAAAAATCAAACTTTATGTCTCCTCAGGAAATGAATATTGAAAAACAAAAGGAAAAAGAAAATGAAATGAGAAAACAAATGAGAGAACAACAGCAACAAATGCAACAAATGCAACAACAAATGCAAAGACAACAAGCTCAGGTCCAGAGCCAACAACAAATGCAACAACAAATGCCAGTTCAAGCTTCTAAACCAAGTTTTATGAACGCACCTACAATGGGAGAACCAAGAAAAACAGTTTCTGAAATAAATGTACCAGATAATGTTAGAGCAATCTTAAATAGAATTAAAACATCTACTACATTAGCAGGTACTTCAGATACTCAAGATTCTGTATCTAATAATGAAAGATTATTATCAGTTGAAAATGTATCAGAATCAAAAAAAGGGAAAAAGAAGAATATGTCAATCCCAAGTATTTCTATAAACACCTAAACATATCTTTAAGATAATTATTAAATAATTTTAAAGAGATGATACCAATACTAGTATTAATGCAGGATAAAGAGCAAAATTTACCACTTTTAAAAAAGAGAGGTAGAAAGCCTAAAAATAAAATTATAGAGAATAAATGCGAAGAAATTGAAGTTAATTCTGAAGAAGAACCTATTATTATGCATCTACCAATTTCATTAGAAGATGTAGTTAATGAAGAAGTAGTTGAAGATAAGATTTTTATAAAATCAGAGAAAGATTTGAAAAAGAAACCAACTGTAGTTATTAACGATGACCAAATGATTAAACAAAAGTTAATGGAAACAGAGAAAATATTTATGTTTGGAAAAAATATTAACAAGGTAAATGTCTATAACATTAAGTTTAGAACAGGAACTAAATGTTTATGGTGTAAAAATTCTTTTGAAGAGCCAGCTGTAGAATTACCTGAAGATTATTTTAATAATATATTTTATTGCGTTGGTAATTTTTGTTCTTGGAACTGTGCTAAATCATATAATATTGATTTAAATGATTCATCTACTTGGAAACGTGAGTCATTGTTGAATTTAATGTATTATAAGACATATGGAGAATTTACAAGGATTTTACCAGCACCATCTTGGTTGTTACTAGAAGATTTTGGAGGTGTTCTTAAAATAAATGAATTTAGGGAGCTTTTCAAGTTTAATAATAAAGAATATTTGTTGTTGCATCCTCCAATGATTACCCGACAATTACAAATTGAAGAATCTTATAAAAAGTCTAGTGGTAATTTTACTGCAAATAAACTAGAACATATAGATGATGAATTAGTATTGAAAAGAAGTAAACCTATTGAATCTAATAGTTTAAATCTACAAAAGACAATGGGGTTAAAGGTTAATAAGAAAAATATTGTGGTTTAAGGGTAAGGCTAGTTGATTTTGGCTAGTTGATTTATCAGTTACTTTTGTTTATAGACTTAATTCGAAAAAATCAAAGATTTTTTCGAACAAGTCTTAAAAATTGATATTTATATTTATTAATCATAAAGCTAAACATTATGTCCAATTTACAAATTCCATTTTATAATATTGATAAACCTAGTCTAGGTGAAATAGTATTAGTAGTCTTTACCGAAAAAAAAGACGAGACTAATCACTTTGAAGGTAATTTAGTTGAGTATAATTGTAAGCTCTTTATGAACTTTGCCGATTCTACAAAGAAGCGCCGTGCAAACTTTAATAAAATAGTAACCTTAAATAAGGAAACTTTTGCGAGTGTTGACGAGATTCTTGATGATAATATTATTAAAGTTTCTTTGAGAGATGTTGATAAAGATCACGCAGTTGAAGATAATAAAACATTGATAAAAATTTTTAAGGATTTATCTAGAAAAATCAGTAAAGATATTAATGACTTATGGAAGCAAGTTGTTTATAAACTTGATGAAAAGAGAAGAGAAGAAGATATAGAGTCTTCTTTATTGGATTATTGTGTTGAGGAAAAGGAATTTGTAACTAGTCTTTTTCCAGAAGCAAATGAATTATATGAATTAATTGAAAAATATAGAAAAGAAAAGCCATATAAAATAATTTCTAAAGTTGAAATTGTTTCCACTGGTGAAATAGGTAATACTGTAACCATTATTAAAAAGTGCTTAGATAATATTAAGTTTCCTTATACATTTAAATATGAAACTGCTCCAAATTATATTTTGGAATCAATGTCAACTGAGTCTAAAGTAGAAGAACATGAGGCTTTTATTGAATTACTAAAACAAGAGGGTTTAAAAATGAATCCAAAAACTTTTGTAAAGTGTGAGAGAAAATAACTTATTTTATGTATCGATTTGAATAACCGGTTTTGCTTTTTTTTTCTCTACACAATTCATTTCAAAGTAGTAAGCCCCTTGTAAGAAAGCATCTGCTAAATCATCCTTTTTCTTATGAGAATTAAATTTAGCAAGCCAATCGGGTAAGTGCTTGGCCATTTCAGTTGCATATTTAACAGCTAAACTTTTAGTCATTTTATATGCTTTAGACTCATCAGTATTTTTTAATTTAACTATTGCTTGAGTTTCTCCATCTGTTGCTAATTTAATTTTATTAGAAGGAGACATAAATTTAACTCTATTAATATTTGATTTAGTAATTTCTTTATCTACCATACCTCGAATCATATAATAATCATATATAATTCCTGATATACTTTTCATTCTAGGATTCTTAAAGGAAGGTTGATTTTCAATCACTACTACATTAGCTTCCAATAAATGCTTTCTTTTTTCTAATTCCATAACTAGTTTTAATCTTGTGTCATCAAAATCCAAGTCTTTGACACCATTGTTTTTTACTTTTTTAAGTTTCATATCTGCTTCTAAAATAGTATATACTCTTTTAGCGTGAGGAGTGCAATAAAAACTATCATTATGACCATACATACAATTCTTATTACATTTTTCGGTTCCTGTTAAATAGTCGCAAGCATTCGGTTTTTTCTTTTCTAAAGTTTGGAAATGTTCTTCAAAAGGGACAGGTTTAACTACCAAATTCTTAGAGTGAATTTTACAATAATATTTGTCCCCTCCATAACTCTGTAATAATTTAGCAGGTTTAGTACACATAGAACATTTATTGTCTTCTCTATCGGTTAAATCAATAATTGCCCAATCCAAAATATCCCAATTACCATCTTTTTTTGTAAAAAAACAATAAGCCAAATGAATGATACCTACATCAAAAGATAGAATCTTTTCCATTATATAATTATACATAAAATTAAATGTTTAAACTAAAAAAAAATCTAAGAATATATATATATAAAATGAGTTCTAAAATTCCTAATTGTAATTATGAGATAAATGAAGAGAGTTATTATAATCCTGCCGCAACTAAACTTAGAGGTCCTCTAGGCCCTTTAGAGGGAAATTATGAAATTATAGGAAATGCTGGTTTAGTATTATTTTTTATAATTATTTATGCTTTCACTAAAAGCTTTATTGCTTTATTTTTATTACTGTGGTGTATACTAGGATTAGGCTATAGTATTTATCAAAAAAATAATGTTGGTAAAACAGAACTTCAAAGACCTTGCATTGACCCCGATGGTAATACTTTAACATAAAAATTGATTTAATAATATATTTAAATAGTAATTAAATATATTAATAAAATGCTCGAGTTAATAATTGGCCCAATGTTTTCAGGTAAATCATCAGAATTAATTAGGAAAATTAGATTAGCTAAGACTATTAATAAAAAAGTATTAGTTATTAAACCTTTAATCGATAATAGATACGATAATAGTAAAATAGTATCTCATTCTTTTGAAGCCGAAAACTGTGAGACAGTTCAAAAACTAGAAATGTTAAATGATAAAATAATTGATTACGACATAATAATTATTGATGAAGGACAGTTTTTTTCTGACCTTAAAGAGATTGTTATTAAATGGGTAGAAGTAAATAATAAACATGTTATTGTTGGCGGATTAGATGGCGACTTTAAAAGAAAACCAATTGGACAAATCTTGGATTTAATTCCTTATTCAAATAAATGTTATAAAATTAATTCATTGTGTAAAACGTGTGGAGATGGTACTGAAGCTAGTTTTTCTCACCGTATTTCATCTGAAAATAATAATCAAGTATTGGTAGGTGGTAACGAAATGTATATGGCATTGTGTAGAAAACATTTTTTAGAACTAAATTAATTTTTAAGGAGTCTCACACCTGTAGTGCTTTTAGTATTTTTAGCTCCTCCTGATTTAACTTCTTTACTCTTATTTTTACTTACTCTTTGCTTTATATTTCCTTTATAAGTTTTTATATCTATTGAATTTTTTAGAAAATCTAACATTATTATAGTAAAGAAAAAAATGATAATTAATTTACTTAAAGCCTTATTTCTTTAAATAATAAAATGAAGAAAACTAAATCTGCTACTAAACTGAAGGAGTTGATTGATATCAATAAATTAGAAATAGATGGGTTACCTAAAGGTGTTGATGTTGCAACAATGTGTTGTTCGTGTTTTTTGGGTAGTAAATTAAATTTGGACAATATTGAGAAATATATGACATTGCACGAGAATGATATTTTAACTGTAAAGAGGAATAAAGATAGTATTAGAACTTTAATTGAGTTAAAGAAACCAAGTAAAAGAAATAATTTAACTCAAAAGAAGAAAGACTCTGCTAATTTGGTCAATAACTTTTATAATTCAATTACTTTGATTGTAAGAGTGGATGAAGGAGTTTTGCTTGAGAAAAAAGATAAAAAGGATAAGGGTGTTCCTAAGATTAATGTAAAATTATTTAAGAATGGAAGTATTCAAATGTCAGGCTGTAAAAACATTAACAATGTAAACACTGTATTAAATAAAATCATAAACAGATTGAAACAAGTAAAGGGTAAAATAGAGGATGAAAAGATTACAGAAATTACATTTGTAGAGGAAACAGATAAAGTAGGAATATTTAATTTTAAGATTGATATGATTTACTGCAATTACAAAATTAGTATTCAAATTGATAGAGAGAAATTACATGATTTACTAAAAAAGAAGAAAATCAAGTGTATGTATGAACCTTGTAGTAGAGCTTGTGTGATTATTAAATACACACCCAAGGCTGACAATGTTGAAAATAAAGAAACAAGTATTTTTATTTTCAAAAAAGGAAATATTATTATAACTGGTGCACGTTCTCGTCTACAAGTTATAGAAGCTTATAATTATATTAATAATATATTGATAACACATTCAGACGAAATTACTAAGAAAAGTGAAGAAGAAGAAGGAGAATTACTTTTCCAATTTTATAATGACATTCAAAAGGATATAGAAAAGGGTTTGATTGTTATTTAAATAACTTATAATCATCGTACTGTACATTCTTTTGGTGTTGAAGGTCATTCACATAAGGATTTTGATTTAACGTGTTAATAAATACATTATTAGTATAATAATTACCATAACTTAATTGTGGTTTTTTATTTTCTAAACATTTATCTTTATATTGTTCTGTTGCAGTAGGCATTACAGATTGGTCTAATGGTCTAGAAGGATGAGATACATAATAGACAGAATCTTTTTTACAGTTTGTTCTAAGAGTTTCTTTGTTAAATTGTGGGCCAGCTCTATCAGAACCACCATTTGCAGGGCGGTTATACGTAGAAATTTCTCTGGTTTCTCTTATAGTCATATTATCAGTAGCTATATGAGATTCAGGTCTTTGGACAGGTCCAGATAAACCACCGTGATAATCTGTTAAGAGAGTAGTTTCTTTTACAGTTGTTCTTGCTTTATCTCTTGCATCCCTAGTGTAACCTGCATAATTATCGACTCCATGTAAAGGACCTTCATAAATAGTATTTTCTGTAGTTTCACGATGAGTTGCTTTTGCTTTATCTCTTACATCTCTAGTATAAGTTACTGGTACAGAAGAAATTACATTCATTCCTGGAGTTGTATACAATGTAGATTGTTTAATTGTTGGTTTAGCTTTATCGACAAAAGTAGAATTTGGACCTGCAACATCAGCACTTGCTCCTAAAATTAGATTATGACTAGTTCCTTCTCTGATAGTTTGTCTAGCTTTATCGTCATAAGTTGCATTAGGACCTGCAACTTCTACACTTGTTCCTAAAATAACATTATGGCTAGTTGTTTCTCTGATAGTTTGTCTAGCTTTATCATCGTAAGTTGCATTGGGTCCAGCAACTTCTACACTTGTTCCTAAAATAACATTATGGCTAGTTGTTTCTCTGATAGTTTGTCTAGCTTTATCATCGTAAGTTGCATTAGGTCCAGCTACTTCTACACTTGTTCCTAAAATAACATTGTGATTAGTGGTTTCTCTGATAGTACGTCTTGCTTTATCGTCATAAGTAGCATTAGGACCGGCAACTTCTACACTTGCTCCTAAAATAACATTATGATTAGTAGTTTCTCTAATAGTACGTCTTGCTTTATCGTCATAAGTAGCATTAGGACCAGCAACTTCTACACTTGCTCCTAAAATAACATTATGACTACTAGTTTCTCTAATAGTTTGTCTAGCTTGATCAGCGTAAGGAACCCAAGTACCTTCATCTGTAGCTGAGAGAAAACCACCACCAGAGTAATTAGCTGTAGTTCTTTGATTATCTCTATTAGGATAACTTTCTGCATTTGTAAATACAGGTCTTATATTTACAGCATTAATTGCGTGAGTAGGGTCGTTATATAATTCTTGTCTTTTAGCTGCAGAAAATGTAGTTTTTGTTCGGTCAGGACCATCTCCCATATTTGTATTAGTAGCGTGACCAGGATAATAAACTTCAGTTTCATTTCTTTGAGTAGCAATATTAGTAAATTTACCAGTTTTAATTCTACCAGTTATTTCAGCTTTATTTGCAACTAAATCACTGAATTTTTGTTCTCTGAAATCAGGTAATTTATATTTAGTAATATTATAATCAACACCTCTCATTTCCCCTTTCTTAATAGTTTCAAGAGGTTTATTCAAATATGAAATCTTAGGATTATAATCACCTCTTAATGCATCAGTAGTACGAGGATTGACACGATATACTGTACCTAAACCATTACGTATTTCTCCATCTAAACCAGGTTTCACAAATACATTATTTGTAAAAGGCAAGTTACCATTATTATTTTTACTAGAAGCTAAATATCTATCATCCATATAATCAGTAAATACAGGCATACCTTGGACATAGCTTAAATTTTTCATTGGTTCAAATAATGGATATTTTTCTTGTTTAGGTACCCAATTATCATTAACACCAGTAAATGATTCTAATCTTCTAGTAGCTCTACTATCATCAGCAATATTATAATCTCTTCTAGAAGTATTTGGTGTCATATTTTTATGAGTAAACTGTTCTTTAGTAACTACTTGATAATTTAAATCATCTTGTACATTTGAATAACCATTATAAAAATTTATTGCTTTTTGCATTCCAGTATCTAAACCAGTGATAGTAATATGCGCATCTGCAATAGTAACTGGATCAGAAATACTGTCGAAAGTTAATTGGTCAAATTGTGTGAAATATTCTGGTTTATTTTCTTTCAATGTACTTGCTTGGTTTTTTTCTAATTTATTCATGGTATTTTCAATATTTGATTTATAAGTAGAATTTAATTCATTTTGATTATAATTTTTTTTTGTTGATTTTTTATTCTTCTTTGATGAATTATAACCAGTAACTGCTAATGCTCCTAATAATATACTTTCCATATTATAATTAAGGATAAATTAAATTTTTATAAATTTAATTTATTTAATCGTTTATATAATTTATTTAGGACAAGAATTGTCGCTAATACAAGGGTCATATCCAATAGAAGGAGATTGAGTATTTTCTCTAGGTAATGCTTGTCCATAATCTAAATAAGTTACATTAGGAATTCTGTAAGAATCTTTAATTTTATTTCTAGAATCTAAGCCAATTCTATCATCAATAACGTGGCATTGAGGATTAGAGAATAAGAAAGGTTCAAGTTGTAATTCAAGAGTACTCATAGAACGATAAGATTGGACTGGGTTAGTAAATCTACTGTCTTCACTGTTTAATCCAGCAGAACATTCTAATTTATTAACAACAGGATTTTTATTATAATCCATATCTGCTTGATTTTCATTACATCTAGATAAAGCGATAGTTCTACTGGTTAATTGAGATTCTACTTGAGCCATTTTACCCCAATCTAATACGTTAGTTTTCTTACTGGTAGACACATCGGCTTTAGAACCTCTTGGGCCATTGTAAGATAAACATTCTTGTGTGTTTTCTACAAAACCAGGAAATAAACGATAATTTCCTTCATTTACACTTCTACTAGTGTATGCATCAGTTGCACAATAATCGTATCTTGTTCTATTGAAAGACATATATATAATAAGATTAGATAATTTTTATTATATATTTTTTAAATTAATTTATTTTAACTTTTAATAGTTAATTAAAAAAAGACATTAAAATCCTCCTAATTTCTTGTTATCAAAACCATTGGAAGTGGGCATTTTCATATTAGTAGGGGTAATGTAAAAAATAGTGTCACAAGCTCTAGCAGCAGTCAAATCACCTTTTACACGAGGTTTGCTAGGGTCGTACTTTTTTTCAGGGCATTTAGAATCTTGTCTGATAACTCCCCATAAATCACTTTCTACGTCTGCTCTAGTACCAAATTCCAAGTTATTTGTAAAGTCTCCTACAGGGCAGGTTTTCTTGTTTTCGAATTTGCCTAAATATAAATTCCATTCTAATGAAGATGTACTTTCTTGCAATGTTTTAGCATAAGCACAGTTATCATAGTTTAAACGATTAAAACTCATCCTTTATATAATATATAAATAGAAAATAAATTTATATATTTATTTTATACTTTTATTTTCGATACCCATTGTGAGATTAAATTTCCTAAATATTCATCTTGCAAAATATTATTTTTAATATAATTTTCCCACAAAAAATTTAATAAATTAGTTTTGAAAAAATCCTTTTGTTTCAGATTTTTTATAATTAAATATTTTAATTCCAAATTTATATACCAATCTTCTGATACATTAAATGGATATTCAATAAAAGGGACTAAATAAGTTAATAATATTTCTAATTTATTATGTGGACAACCTAAAGAAGCTTTTAAAGGATAAGTTAATTCTTCTCTAATTATTAATAAATAAGTTTCCTTATTATCTTTATTTATTTTATTTAATAAAGTCATTAGACATTTAATTAAATCTAAATAAGTATGTTCATTAAATCCAATTAATTCATCATTTTTAAATAAGTCTGATAAAAAATTTAATTCTTCATAACTTTCAGCTTCTGGATATGAAAATATTATTTTTAAAATAATACTACAATCAATATAATTTTGATTACTTTTGTTTTTCTTATTACCTTCTCTAAATAACAAATGCTTTTTCATATCTGAACCATTTTTCAATAAAAATTCTATCATATTTGGGTCCTTTTCCAAACAAGCATATTCCAATGCAGTATTTCCTGCTTTATTTACAATATCAATAGGAGCACCTAATTTTAATCCCATTTTTATAAAAGTAGTATCTCCATATTTTATTGCTTTATGAATAGGTGTATTTCCTTCTTCGTCATAAACATTAAAGTTTAAATGATATGATTTTATATTTTTTAACAAATCTAATTCTCCTTTCTCTATAATATCAAATAAATTTAGATCTATAACTTTATCATCTTCTCTTTCTATTGTTTTTTCTACAGTTAAATTAATATATTTATTACATTCTGTTTCAGTTTCCTCTAATAAATCAGATAAATCTTTATCATTAACATTTTTTTTTGCTAAATTTATATATTTTAAAGATTGTTTAAAATATTCAAATGACTTGTCTTTATCGGAATCTATTAATTTTTTTGCCATTAAAAAAGATTTAAAACATTTTTTAAGTTCCATTAAATAAGTTAAGATTAATACCTAAATGCAAACTCTCGCGATTCGTCAAGTCTTGATTCAACACATAAATTAATTTCTGGTTTTCTAGTACTATCTCCTCCACGTGGCATATCCATCACTAAATTTTCCGATTTTGCCCATCTATCATCAATAAAATCCCATCTCTCTAAAACTTCTGATTCTTTTTGTGCCTTAAAAACTTTAGTTTCTGTTCTAGTATTATCACCTATTCTAATAGAACTACTAACATTTAAATTTCCAAAACCACTTCCTGGACCAGTGAAATAAGCTGGAAAATAAAACTTTTCATCTTGTTCTCTTTGTGTAACATTTGCTACAGGTAATTCATAATTATTAGGATGTAATTCTTCAACCATTGCTACATCTAATTTTTGTTTGGTTCCTACACCAGGTGTAATTAAATTTGATTCAGTATCTATTACATCCCATTTTTTTTCATATTGCCAATAACCAGGTGATTCGCCACAATAAAACTTTTTATTCTCCTCTGTTCTTAACTTCTTTTTATCTTTTAATTTGAAATTATCGAAATTAGATTTATTCTGTATAAAAGGCGCAAAGCTCATTATACATAATTAGATTATTTTTATTCCTTAAAAACACAAAATTCTTTACTAAATGGATGCTTTTCATTTGTATATAATCTTGTAGTAGTTCCTTTACTTAAAATATCAATTGCACCACCTACATCTACATACATATTATTTGGATTCTTTTTCATACACATAGGAACCCATACTTTACTCAGTGGTCCTGCTGAGAAAAGAATCAACTCATTATTTTTATTTTCAATAAATTTAAATAACCTTTCTGTTTCTCCTTCCCATTTTTCATCCCAATCATTTACAAGATATTTATCAATTATGAAAGTTTCTGCAAAATCTTTATCCCCGGAAGTAATTAAACTAAACTTTTCTGTATATGATTTAATAAAATCAATAAATGTTTTCCAGTTTGAATTTCCAAAAATGTTTGCATAGGTTCTTTGATTAATAGGAACCTTGAAAGTATTTATAAAGTTATTATATATTTTATCCGTACAATTCCAAGGCTTGTTACAAGTATTACAAGGAATACCAATATATAAGTTTGGATTTACTGTACTAACAGCATCTTTCAAATGTTGGCTTAATATACCATCCTTAGTAAAAGTCCAATTATCACAATTGGTTAAATTTTCATTTAATAATATAGTATGTTCTCCATCGCTAGGACGAATTAATCCAAAAGGTGTCTTGTTTTTAATCTTTTCTATAATTTGTAAAAGATGATCCATCATACTACCTGTTAAAGTCATGTTAGGACTTTCTAATTCTTTCACATAAGCTTCTAACTTTTCTTCTATATCCTCTGTAATAACTAATTTTGTACCTGAACTATTCTTATTTATATATAAACAATTAGTTACATTTCCATTTTCACTTTTGAATGAATCTAATAATGTAAATTGACTTTCAATAGTTTTCAATTTCAAATTAATCAAATCTTTATGAGGCATAAAATTATGATAACAATAATAAAAGTATTTTGCTTTAGTTATTACTTTGTTAAAATAATCATTAAATATATTAATTGAAAATTCACTTAGACTATGAACTCCAATTACTAAATCAATAGGTTCATTTATTTGATAATCATTAGCAGACATACTATTAAATCTAGATGTATCAACTTCTAATTCTTTCAAATACCATTGTTGTAATTCTAACAAATGAGGTAAATCAATAATAGTCCATTTATTAAAATTATGTATTTGATTTAAATAAAACCAATTTCCAAACCCACCTCCGATTTCAACAACTGTTTCTGGTACTTTTGGCAGATTATTAAATAAAAATATAGATAACATAATATGACGACTATCTAAATTACTATACATACCAAACTTTGGTAATTGGTTTCCATAACCTACTATCTTACGTTGTTTTAAATTTGCAGTATAGGTTTCATATAATTTTGAATCAAATGATAAAGCTTTTGATACTGCTTCCGAATCAGGAGGAAGGTCCCCATTGTCAATAAATCCAAAAATATCTGTAGTTTTACGAAATGAAGAAAATAATTCTTGTTTGTTAGTTACATTTTTATATAAATTAATAGATTTATTAAAAACATTAGAATATCCTTCCATATTATTATTAATATTATTAAACTGAGCTGTTTCATTTAATGCATATGCATTTTTACCATCTTTTTCCCAATGTTGTTTACCAATATGTAAACTATATATTGATGGAAAAAAAGCTGTTCTATAACCTTTTGCAAAATATTTATCAGCGTAATCTCTTTCAAAGAATTTATTCGGAGAATCATAATTTCCTAATTCTAAAATTACACTAACTTTACTTATTGACGGTTGTAATGAATAATGTGGCCAATATCCACAGTTTTTACCTACTAAACCTTCTTTTTTCTCGTGTAAAATTAATTCATTTCCCAAGTTTATTCCACCAACTCTTTCCAAATCAGAAAACATCAATCCATAATTTCTATTAAAAACAATTTGATTAATTTTCATAGCTTCATATTTATTTAATAAATTAATAGCATGAGTAACGTAGTTACCTTTTTGAAAATATAACCAATCATCTTCCATTTGAATCCAATAAGTGGGTTTTAATTCATTTAATTTATTCCAAATAATATTCATACTTTCGCGATGACCCTTTTCTTCTGGAGTTTTCATATAAAAATTAAAAAAGGGATATAAATCTTTCATTTTCTTTCTATCTTCTTCACTTGAATTATCATCTACCACCAAAAAATAATCAACTTGGTTTAAATCTTGCCAATGATTCAATAATGAATTTACCGTTTGATTAAATAAATCCAATCTTTTACAAGTTGTAATGGTTAACATTGTTGTTATCTTTTCATTATTTTTAGGTATGTTTATAATATTCTCTCTTGAAAACACTGGTCTAAATCTATCTACAATTCTTGTAATAATTTTAGTATGAGTATTATCAAGATGTATATTACAATTTTTTAATTTTTCAATATATGAAAACATATTATTAATGAAAATATCTGTTAATGGTAACTCATTTATACAAAACTGAATATTAAAAAATAAATTATTAATCCACCACTGTGGAATACCTGTAAATTGATAATGAAAAATAATTTCATACATTTTTGCACATATATTGTGTTGTTTTATTTTATCCCCAACAATAATCATATAATAAGGTAAAAAGAAAACAGCTTCATTATTTTTAACAAATAATTTTTCTGCCTGTTTATCATGTTTGTATAAATTTTCAAAATAATCTTTAATTCCGTTATAATACAAATTTGAAATTTGTGGAAGACCATTTATACAATAATATTTAATTAAACGATAAAAACATTCAACACGTTGATTATCATATTTGTATGATTCAACTAAATAATAAAGGCCTTCAACTGGTCTATTTAAAGCTTCGTATAAATCATAAATTTCCATACAACAAATATACTTTTCTTGAGCCCAATTATTTAAAGTTAAGGTTTTCTTATACCAGTCTATTGCCTTTTCTCTCTCATTACAAGAATTATAACTTTGTGCGCAATAAAATGCATATCTAATGTGAATTGGGTCATTAGTATCTATTGCTTCTTGATATGCTTTTTCTAATATCAATGCATCATTTAAATATTTATTAGGATCTTTATTACGACTTCCTGCTCTGCCTGAAACAAAATAATAATCACCAATGTGATCTTCTGCCGGCCCAGAACCATCTACTTCTGCACTTACTGGATATTCATGTAAGACTCCTACATATTTCCATTTTTTCCTATTATTAAATAATTGACATCTAGAATAACGAAATCCAGATGAATTACCAAATGTAAACTTATACCAATCTGCAGTTAAATTAGTTGGTAATTTAAAATTGCCTTCAATAAAATCATCAGCATCCCAAACAAAAACATAATCAGTTAAATTATAAGCTTGATTAAAAGCATCAGTTCTATTAAATGCAAAATCTTTCCAAGGTGTTTCATGAATACTACCTGGAATATTTCTTTCTGCAAAAAATCTTTTAATAATTGCAATAGTATCATCAGTTGAACCAGTATCACAAATTACCCAATGATCAAATTTTATATACATCGCTAAATGTTTTAACGTACCTTCAATAATATGTGCTTCGTTTTTTACAATCATATTCAAACAAACAGTTTTATGACTCATTATAATAATATTAATATATTCTTTTAAATATATTAGTATTGCATATTGTATCTTGATTGTTGATATCTATTATCAAGATTTTTATCACAATTTAATCCTAAATTTTTACATTCTCCTGCATTACCATATAACCATTTTCCTAAAGCGGTTTGATTATTTACTACAGTTGTCCAAGGCATTGTAAAAAATTGCCTATCTGAAATATTTTGCCCCCACAAGTCAGCTGGATCAGGAACAATATCTTTTCTAAATTCTTTTCTCATTTTATTTTTGACTCTATCATAAGGACAGGAAGCTGGCTTATCTGTATTATTAATATAATCTGCTAAAGTAAAATTCATAAAAGGATTATTATGAGTTGGTTTAGTACAATTTGAATCTAAACTTGTGACAGTTTCAAAATTTTCATAATATCCTAATAAAAATGATACTACTAATAAAACTACACTAATAGAATACCAATTAGTACCTAAATTTAAAACTGATATTAGAATTAAATAATACATAGCTAATCTTGCTATAGCATTTACTTTTTGAATTCTATCTAAATCATTAGTAGGAAAAAATTCATTCATATCTTGAAATAATATTGCAGGATTATTATACCATAAATTTGTCATTATAATTAGTTTTAGATTTTATTTTTATTTAATAATTTGTAGAAAACTAAAAGTATTATTACGTGTGTTGTATATAAATTTAAACTATTTTTACCAATATCAGTTATTAAATTATTAAAATCTAATAAACCTAATTTATTTACATCTAGATTTTGACCAATTATTAAACCAATTAATAACACAGGAAGCCAAGTTTTTAATGGAAAATAATCCATACTGTTACTTGGTGTTCCTGTACCAATTATTAAATCGAAAAATGGATTTAAACTAGGAACTTTTATTAATAAAATAATTAGTAATGCTATAATAGTTACTATTTTGTAAGGTGCTACAAAAGAAATTAATAATGTTCCTACTGCTAAAAAGTGTAAGATACCAAACCTAATAAAATAATCTGGATATAAAAAATAAGTTAACATTGTAAGTAACATTGCATGAAGTAATATTTCACCTGACCGTTTTGCTCTTTTTTCTATACTGGTTTCTTTATATCCAATCATATAACCTGCCAATAAAATAAATAATGTGCGTGAAATTAAGCCTGATAGATCTATAAAATTGATTAATGAATATGA